GAGGGCATCACGAGTACGCATGAAGCGGTTTGGAACGATCTGCAATACACCAAAATCAGATTGATACAAATCAGCACCAGCTAGGATAGTAGCTTGTCCGTTTGTAGGAACTTGATAACGCTGTGCAGCTAGACCAGTAAAGCCACTAACTACTTGCTTGAGAGCTGGGCTAACAAACAAAGTTGTAGGTGTGCCACCAGAAGTAAACACTTTAGAGATAACATCTTTGAGGATGGTTTCTGTGAAAGTGCGAGTTGTACCATCAGTACGAGTAGAAACACCGATAGTTACTGGGTCTACACCAGCAGTTGTACCAGAACCTTCATTGCTGTTGGTCTTGATGTAAGACAGGAGTGAACCCATTTTACGAGCAGTAGAACCAGTTGAACCAGCAGATTGACCTTGGTTAGCTGTGATGATAGCTTCGATATCACGCTTGATTTCAGCAGATGCTTTAGCCAATTGATAAGCCATTTCAGACTTACGACCAGCTTTGTCTACTGCTTCCAAAGTGCCAGAAACCATAACTGTCTTACCAACGATCTGTGTGTAGTTGCCTAAACGAGTTGTTGGTGAAAGAGTGGCTTCAGATGCAGAAGCACCTTCGATCAATGCGTTAGAAGTAGTAGCTGCAGCTAAGCTGTCAGTCTGCCACTCATGGTAAACACCAGTAGCCTTAGTCTTGCCAATAGATGACATGATTGGGGTATCGGTAGGGGAGATGTCATAAATAACATCGGATAAATCTTCACGAGCGCCAATTGCGCTGTAACGATCATAAGCTGCCATGATTTAATTCCTTTAAATTATAAAAATCGTTCAAATAACTTAGCTGCATCACGCTTGTTGCCTGTTTTGCGTAACTGAGCAAAGTCTTTCTTTTTTGCTTCTTGTTCGGAACTCTGCGGATTAGATGTCCCTGGTTTGAGTGTTTTAGGCGCTGATGCTACCTTTTTGGTTGCTCCAGCTTTACCAGCTACCAGCTTCTCATACTGCATAGCCTTATAGAGCGTTTGTACAGCACGACTGTCATAAACCTGAGAAAGCTCTTGGTCAGAGAATCCAATGGATTTTGCGTAGCTACGAATATCCCTACGGATTACATCTGCCTTGGCCTCATCCTTAAAATCAGGAATGGCGCTCTTTAGCTTCTCTTGTTCGGCTTGAATATGCTGATGCAAGCGTTGTCCTTGTAGAGCTTGTTGTTCTTGTGAAACACGCTGGCGCTCTGCTTGAACTGCTTGTAACTGCTTTTCCCTTTCACTACGCTCTGCTACCTTAATTGCATAAGCAATTGGATCTGATTCCTTCAATTCCTGTAGGTTCTCAGTATCCTGTGTGCTTAACAATTGCTCGATAACTTGGAGTCGTTGTGCATAGGTATCTCTAGTCTTTGCTGCTTCATCAATCTTTACTCGCTCTGCTTCTACAGCTTTGCGTTGTTCCGCTAAAGATTGAGTCTTTTTCTGATAGTCGGCAGTCCTACTGTAGCCATTTAAAAGTTCGTCTAGACTTACTTCCAATTCCTCGCCATTTGCTTTGACTCGGTACTTGGGAGCTTCTTCTTCAACTTCTTCCTGATATTCAGCTTCTTCCGCACTTACATCTGATTCCTCGGCCTGTGGCTCATCATAGCTAGTTTCCTCGCTATCTGAATCATCTGCACGAACCTCTGGGTCAGCTTTCGCTTCCTTGGTTTGTGGGTCAAGAATAGACATAAATGCGTTAGCTGCACCGCCTATCGTGTTATCTACACTCCCTTGTGGGTTGGTGTTTTCGCTCATGTTTTACCTTTTATGGGTAGTTAAAAAACCTTAAATCGCTTCTTGTCGATGTCTGCTTGTTGCAAGATTGATCTCAAAGATGCTTCAAAATCTTCAATAGCTCTTAGTTTTACTAAGGCTCTTTCTCTGCCTTCTACATCATGTTCTGGCGAGTTAAATACATAAGACTTGTACAAGTCCTTCTGAGCTTCTAAAAGCTCTACAAAGAACTCATCGTTTAAATAGCCTCTTGCTCGTTCTGCTCTATTCATTACATAATGCCTTTTTGCATCATTGTATTGGCATTTTCCATTGCTTTCAATTGCACATCAGCATTGTGTTCTGCTTGCTTTAATTGCAAATCGCCAGCAGCTTTATCTCGCTGTAGCTGGATTTCTTCAGCAGCTTTTTCACGCTGTAATTGCATTTGAGCAGCAGCTTTATCACGCTCTAGCTGAATGTCAGCAGCAGCCTTAATTCTATCTGCTTCAATCTTAGCTTGTAACTTAGCTTGCTCGCCTTGGATCTGAGCTTGAGTCTGAGCCATGTAAGCCTGTACTGTTGGATCTAATGGAGCTTGCTGTGGAGGTTGTGGCTGAGAAATAGCAGCATCCAACTCTGGAGTAATTTCTTTAAAGAACTCGTTAGAGTCTTTGTAACCAGCAGCCTCAATAAAGCGACCAAGAGTATTGCGATACTGACCAACAGTAACTAATGGGTTTGCAAAGCCTTGTGTACCAAGGATCTGCTCTTGCTTTTGTAGAACCATAGCAGCCATAGCCATCTGTTGATCTTTGTTACCAGTACCTAATCCAACATTGATAGAAACATCATAGTTGGTTTTCCAGTTACGAGGATCTACAGATACATACTTACCACGCAAACGCAGTACACGCTCTTTATCTTGGTATTTGCATAACAAGTGGAAGATACCAGCAAACAAGTCTTTTACGCCTGTATCAGCAAAGATACGAGCAATCATCTCTAAACGACCAGAACCAGCTTGTTGCATTGCTGCAATAGCTGTAGCAGTCGTATTTTGTAGAATGTTTGGATCTAATCCTTGGCTTGTCTGTGTAACGCCAGAACGCTTCTGTAACACTTGATCCATATAATCAAGCATTGGGAACGACTGAGCAGCAGTAGGAGGAACAGTCAAAGCCTGTACTGCACCCTGGGACTTCATACGAACTACTCCGTTAGGAGCAACAGTTAGCAAATCATCCATGTTTACTTGACCATCAATAGCCGTCATACGAGGCATATTGGTTAGATACAAGTTATCCAAGATCTGACGAGTAATCGTAGACTTGATTAACTGGATGTCCATTGCACGATCAGCCAAAGACTGACCAAAGAACTTATGTGGCATTGGGATTGGGCAGATAGAAGCAAATGGAATATGATCCACTTCTTCTTGATCTAGAATCTCGCTCATGCCAGCATAGGTTACTTTTAGCAACTCAGCCATGCCATCACCATCTACATCGGTACGGATATAGCACTCATAAACTTCAATTTCTTGCATTGAGAAGTCTAATGATTGAGTTTCATCAGGCATCTCGCCACGATCATATCGAGCAATACGCTCTGGAGTGTATGTCAGATCACTATAAGATGGCAGATTGTCTACAACATCCTTCTTATATCCAGCAGCAATTAAGTCTGATCTAGACATCATTACACGATGAGCGCAGAATCTTGCATCTTTAATATTCTTATCACGCTTGGAAATTAAAAATTCCTCTGGTGGAACGCACTCAATCTTAATACGACCAGCTTCTTTTTTCTTCTTAATGGTTACATCGTAAGCCATCAAAGGCAGACCCATTGGATCTACGCCTACTTGTGTAGTATCCTGGCTTATAACTTCCATTTGACCATCTGCAAGCAAAAGGGTTAATTCTTCTGCATTTAGATTCTTATACTTTTCCTTAATAGGATCTTCGCTATCTTCCCACCAGTATTTAACAATGCCGTTCTTTTGTAGAAGTGCATCTTTAAACCAGTTGTGCATCAAGATAACGCCATCGTTATCATGGAAAAATACTAGATTGCAATAATCTGTAGCTTGTTTAGCACCTTCTTCATCGCCCATACCTTTAGGCTCAAAGCGAACTAGCTCGTCTGATTGAGTAAAGATACGGAGCAATTGTGGCAATGCGCCATCAACTACTTCAGCTACTTCACCAGTAACAATAGATGAACGGCCTTCTACCTCATTGCCGTATGGCTCACGATTGTAGTAAGTCAGCGCTTTTCTACGAGCTTCGGTTGTTTCGGTATCTACAAAGCCGATAGAGTTCTCTATCTCGCTATCTAATATACCTTTTAACTTATTGTCATCCATTTATACGATCCATGAAGTTTTAACATCTAATGCCTTATCCCA